ATGCAAACACTCAAAGATTTAACGCGGGAGTTGCTGACCTACGGGCTTATAGCCGAACGCGCAGCGGTGTGGGACGAGCAGTACCGGTGTCGCTATGCGCTGGCCGTGACCATCCTCGGCCAAGACTTCGTAGGCTACATCCATTACGCAGACCTAGTGCGTATCGGCGAAGCTGTTCCACACCTGGCCCAAGCCGTCCGGGACAGCGTAACCGCTGCACTCCCGGCTCAATTTCTGTAACGACGAGGTGAGACCATGAAAGCTACTAAGAACCTGAACGGCGCTGCTCGCGTGGCTGTGCAAGCTAAGCTGGACGCGGCGGACAAGGAGCTGCGCAAGGCCCGTGACCTGGTGCAACAGCGCACCGAGGAGCTAGTGCGAGTGCGCGAAACCGTGGCGTACTACACCACCGAGAACAGTAAGCTAAAGGCCACGGTGGACCAACTGCGTAGCCGGTGGAAGTGGGTTAGTGAGAGCTGCCGCCAGCACCTCGACACCATCAAGGCCTTAGAAGCCAAGCAGGTAGACCACGACGAGTTCGTGGAGAAGCTGGAGCTGGAACTCGACATTGCCGAGGAGCAGATTCAGTACCACAAGGAGCGAGTCACTACGGTGAAGTGGATCGCCTACGGTCTGTGTGGTGCTGTCGTGGTGCTGGCCTGGAAGCTCTCTCAGCACATCGGCTGGTTCGGGAGCCTGTAATGGCCCTGCCCGAGAACGAGTGGCTGCACAAGGCGCAGGCGCTGGCCATCGGGCAAACCTCCCGCACGTACCACAACGAGGAGAACCGTGCGAACCTCGTGATCGGCAATGACATAGACCGGTGGTGGGCGTACTGCCATCGCTGTCACGAGGGTGGGCAGGTACTAAAGACGCATGTGCTCGTTGGTGCTGAGGTACAGGTACAGGAACGCTTTATGCCCTGGCCCGATGATGCCAAGCCCGCAACCAGCGACGAGCTGTACCGCAGCGTGTACCGCACCCTGCTGGGCAAGGGCATCGACCTGGGTAGTATGCTGCCTGGGGTGCCCATGTACATCAGTCGTCGCCAGGGTCGCCTGATCCTCGCCAGTGCGCAAGGGTGGTTGGGCCGCGCCATCGGCGCAGTACAGCCGAAGTGGTGTGCGTACTCGAACCCAGGGCAGCGCCCTGCTGTGTTCGCCCACCACCCGCGTGATCATATCGCAAGGCGGTGTGTGGTCACGGAGGACTACTTCTCAGCGCTCAAGATAAGGTGGGCTTTGAATGATCCAGAAACTACTGCGATTGCTGCGCTTGGGACTCGTGTGCACAATCGCCTGGCGGCAGCCCTCCTCGAAGCAGATGAGGTGCTGTTCGCATTCGATGGGGACCGAGCCGGGGCTGACGGGTGGCCAGCAGCCGCCCGCCGCCTACGTGGTCTCGGCAAGTCAGTTCGCATCTGCGATGTCCCACAAGGGTTAGACCCCAAGGATATGCAGGCGCACCAGATACAGGAGATGCTCCAGTGAGCAGCGATACCCTAATCCTGCAAGCGCTGCGCGAGAAGCAGAAGTACCGAACGCTGATCGGCACCGTGCCCACCGGTATGCTTGGCACCGAGGCGCAGTGCCTGTTGGCCTGGTATCCGATATACCACCAAGCGTACCCTGAGCACGAGTACCTCGACATCGACGCACTCGATGCCTTGGTGAAGCTCCGCTCGGGGTACAGCCCTGAGCAGATGGCGACGGTGCGCCACGCCATGCAACTCATGCGCCAGCACGTTGACCAGGGCGCCCTCAAGGGTGTCGTGAACCAACTGTACGAGCGGGACTTCGCCGGTCGTGCCGGTGCCCTGCTCTCCCAGTACAACGCCGGGGGCGAGGTTGACCTGGTGTACGAGCTGAGTCGCATTGCGCAGGAGACGCAGCGGGTCGTGGCCCAGAGCGCCAGCACCGACTGGATTCAGGACAGCATTGAGGACATCCTGAAGCAGGAGGAGAAGGACTTCGGCCTGAAGTTCCCGCTGCCCGTCCTGGAGGCGCACATCAAGGGCCTCCTGGGAGGCGCCTCAGTGGCTTTGGCGGGTCGCCCTGACAAGGGTAAGACCTCGCTCATTGCGTTCATCCTAGCCCGCTTTGCGGGGCAGCTAGACCGGTACTTCGACCCGGAGCGACCTATCCTCTGGCTGAACAACGAGGGTAAGGGCCAGCGCATCATCCCACGCATCTACCAGGCCGCCCTCGGGGTGGACATGGACGAGCTGGTGGCGATGAGTAATGCCGGCACCCTGCGCGATGCGTACACCGCCAGGGTTGGCCGTGTGGATCGCATCCGTGTGAAGGACATGCACGGTGCGAGCTTCGCCCAGATCGAGCAGGTCATCGAAGCGATGAAGCCCTGTGTTGTCGTCTGGGATATGATGGCGAACTTCCGCCTGGGGCATAGCTCCGGGGGCGGGAACAAGGCTGACGAGGTAGAGGAGAAGTGGCAGGTCGCCCGTGAGATGGCGGTGCGCCACGACTTCGTAAGCCTGGGTACTGTCCAGATCAGCAACGAGGGTGGGAACATGCTGTACCCACCGTACTCTGCGCTCAAGGACAGCAAGACCGGTATCCAGGGTGCGACTGACCTGATCGTCATGATGGGGGCGCTGGATGCGCCTGAGATGGCGTCGCTGCGTGGTATCAGCACGCCGAAGAACAAGTTCCAGATGCCCAAGATGCCTAGCCATGTGCAGGCTGAAGTTTTCTTTGACGCAGCGAGGTGCCAGTTTGAACAGGGTACATAAAAGGTGGCGTATTGTGATGGGTGGGGCCTCATCTTGGATTGAAGTCTCGGTGTGGGCTAGTGGCCACCAGTTCCAACAGTATAGCCACAACATCACCGGCGCCAGCCCCGCCTACGTCGAGGCGCTGGTTGAGCGCCTGAACATCCACATCAACAATCTACTGTACGAACTCGGGAGGATTCCGCGATGACCCAAGACATCACCCTACAGTGCAGCCTCTTCGAGACTGATGAGGCGTACGCCGAGCCGAATGACCGAGGACTCCTGCTCCAGGTGTCTCAGAGTGGTACCTGGTCACAGGTTGTACTTACCAGGTCAGACGCCCTGCGCCTGGCCGAGCACATCATCATGCACGTACCACGGGAGCAAACGAATGCGCACTAACTGGTCACAGTGCTGGCCCACAGGGTCAGCGTACATAGGCTCGGACAAGGAGCCGCAGGACTTCGACTACGTGGAGTTCGTACACGCCGAGGACAAGGAACGTCATGAAGCCGCACTGCTAGGTACGGGGTGGGACCTGTGCGGTTCGGCGGAGTACGGGCAGGACGACTCCCTCGACTGGTGCGCTTACCGCCGCGAGCAGTGGAACGTCATCCTGTGCTGGTGCCCGCTCGTGTATCTCCGCTGGATCGCCTTCACTGAGCTGGCCCGCCGCTGCACGTTCACCTCCAAGGTGGAGCGCATCGAGCTGTGCAAGGCCATCCTCGAAGGCAACGCCGAGGCGGCCATGAACATCGTGCACCTCTCGAACTTCAATACCGTCGCCGGAAACATCATGCAGGAGTTCTTGAATGAGCACTAAGAAGCCCCGCCTCTGGAACCCCAAGCCGCACCGTGCGGTTGACTGGAACCAGAAGGCCATCGAGAAGCGCCTGGCCCTCGGTCCGCTTCAAGCCTGCGTGAAGGTGGACGGGTTCCGTGTGCTGATCCGACTGAACCGCGAGGGGCGACTCGTCTTCACCACCCGCGAGGGGATCGAGATTGCAAGTCTAGCCGGCCTCGCCGAGCACGTCTACGATACACTGTTCCGTGGGGGTGTGGTGCGGAGGCACGTGTACGACGGCGAGGTATGGATCAAGGGCCTCCCGTTCGAGGAGATGTCCGGCCTGTTACGCCGCGATGCCCCGCTGGCGGACGAACACCTCAAGAATGTGCACATCTTGATCTTTGACTCGGGCCTGATCGAGGACTACGAAGGCCCCGACGAGGATCGCGTGCCGAATGTGCTCACCCTAGAGGAGCGCCGCCGACTCATTGGCTGGCTGGGACTGGCCCCATTCCGCCCACTGATCGCACAACCCACCAGCAACTTGGTGTACGAGCAGTATTGGTCAGTGGCGTCCGTTGAGGAAATCAAGGAGCTGTACCAGCGTGCCAGGGCAGCCGGGTACGAGGGCCTGATCCTCAAGGACCCGCACCTCCTACCCCGCAACGGTAAGGTGTCCGGGTGGTGGAAGGTGAAGCCTGGCTGCGGTGCTGAGTTCGCACCGGGGTTCGAAGCGGACGGTACAGTGGTCGGGTACGTTTGGGGCGATGTTGAGAAAGCCAACGCCGGCAAGATCGTGGGCTTCCGAGTGCGCCTAGAGGACGGGTCAGAGGTGAACGCCACAGGCATCCCCCAGGCCCAGATGGACGAGTACACCAGTGCCGTGCGGGCGGCTGGTGCGCAAACACCGCTAAGAAACCCTTATGTGGGCCGAGCCTGCCGCGTCTCCGGGATGGAGCGCACCAAGGACGGCAGCATCCGCCACCCACACTTCGACGGGTTCCGCGACCTGGATTCCGCCCAAGGAGTAAAAGCATGAGTCAGTACGAAGTCTGGATCGGGCCGAAGAAGCGGGCCTGGTGTATGTTCGGGATCGCCTGGGACTGGCGCCGCAAGTGGCGTCTGTCATGGCACCGCAACCCCGGCGCCACTATGCTATTCGGTTCATGTGGGGTCGGCCCGGTGTGGCTGTACTACGGGTGGCGCGAATGAACGTCCTCCTACTAGGAGGCCCAGCCGTGAATCCACCACACAACTGCCCCTGGTGCGGGGCGCCAGCATGGCTCCCACCAGAAGACATCCCGCCACCCATCGACTACTGCCACGAAGGGGATCACGGCAGCGAGGAGGACCAATGAAGGTACGGACGATAGACCTTGAGACTGAGTGCAAACCCTGGTACGGCCAGGTCGCATCTCCGCACAACCCCGAGAACTACGTCGTTATGGCCGGCTGGTGTGACGACATCTTCGGCGGCACCCCTGGCCCGGTGCAGCACCTGCACTTCACCTCACTAGAGGATGAGCGCAGTTGCAACTGGTTCAACCTCGACGGGGTGGACCTCCTCGTGGCACACAACGCCGGGTACGAGGTGTCCTGGTTCCTCACCCGCTACCGCGACGAGTTCGAGAAGTTCCTCAAGCGTGGTGGCCGTGTCCTGTGTACCCAGATGGCTGAGTACATCCTGTCGAACTTCACGGACACGTACCCGAGCCTTGACGAGACTGCACCGAAGTACGGCGGCACGCACAAGATCGACGCGGTGAAGGAACTGTGGAAGCAGGGCTACCTCACCAGCCAGATCGACCCGAAGCTCCTGGCCGAGTACCTCGCCGGCCCCGAGGGCGACGTGGAGAACACCCGACGCACCTTCTACGGGCAGATGGCGCTGCTCCAGGAGCGTGGGCAGTGGGGCCTGTTCCTGGAGCGCTGCGAAGCCCTGCTGGCCTTTGCGTACTGCGAGTTCTTCGGTCTGTACGTGAACACTGAGGTGGCCGAGGCGAACCTGGCGAAGCAGGAGGCTGAGCTGGCTGAGCTGCGGGCCGAGGTGCAGAAGCTCCTACCCGAGCTGCCCGAGCACTTCGAGTTCAACTGGGGTAGCGACTACCACCTCAGCGCCTTGTTGTTCGGTGGGCCGGTGAAGTACAAGACCCGCGTGCCCCGTACTGATGCCGGTGGCCTGGTGATGTACGAGAAGGACGAGTGCTACAAGCTCGGGGACAAGTTCATCAACGTGGCCTACCTTAACGCCCAGGACGAGGAGGTGGTTGCACACCTGATCCGTGAGCACGGCAACCCGGATCGGTACAAGGCCGGCAAGAACAAGGGTGAGCTGAAGATTCATAAGGTGGAGTCCGACCGGCCCCAGATGAAGTGGGACGACGCCGTGTTCGTGTTCCCCGGCGTGATCTGGATTCAGCAGCTCCCGTCGAACATCCAGGAGAAGTTCGAGTACCACGGCAAGGACTCCCGCAAGAACGGGGATTGGACCGGCGCCCGCCTGCTGTGCGACGATAAGACCCCGGTGTACAGCACCAGCTCCGAGGTACTGGAGGTACTCGCCAAGCACGGCTTCGAGGCCGCTGACAAGCTCTCCCGCATGGCGTCCCTGGAGAAAGACAACGGCACGTACTACCGCTCTGTGGAGTACGACAAGGAGGGTAATGTCAAGAAGGTCAAGGGGATGCTCCAGTACGTCCAACCGGACGGGATCATCCACCACAGCCTGAACCTCTGCGCCACCGCCACGGGTCGCCTGTCCTCCTCGAACCCGAACCTCCAGAACCTACCCCGAGATGGCACCAGCCGCGTGAAGGAGATGTTCGAGTCCCGCTTCGGCACCGCCGGTCGGATCATCGAGGTGGACTACTCGGCCCTGGAAGTCGTGACGCTCGCTGCCCTCAGCGGTGATGAGAACCTGCTGGAGCAGCTCATCAAGGGCACGGACATGCACTGTCTGCGCCTGGCCGCGAAGCTCGGGGAACCCTACGAGGAGGTCCTGCACAAGGCCGTGCAGAACCAGAACCACCCGGAGCACAAGCGGTACAAGCAGATGCGTACCGACATCAAGCCGCCGAGCTTCGCCGCCCAGTACGGCGCCAGCGCCGAGGGCATCGCGTATGCCACTGGCGTGTCAGTCGAGTACGCCAAAGAGTTCCTGGAGACGGAGGCCCGCCTGTTCCCGCAGAGTATCGCATTCCGTGGGGTCGTGCGTGCTG